TCCACCGTTTAAACCACCAACTGCGGATAGTAAAGGTGTTCTTTGACCACCAACTTTAAACAATTCACCAGCGAAGTTATTAATATTTTGAGCATATAACGTATTATTAGTTAACGATATTTCTGCCATTTTTATCTTCTCCTATAAATTATTTTTTGTCTTGTTCTTTCAGAGTATCTAACATACGCAATTTTGCGTTGATAGAATCTCTTGTACTTGTGTTGGAATCATTAATGAAGTTGTTGAACTCTTGTGATATATCAACAGGTTCAGCATTCACACCAAGTTTATTAAGCTGTTCAACTCTTCCTTGAGCTTGTGTAACATTTTCCGCAACATTATTTTCAACGACAGGCTCAGCATTAATAGCATCACCAAACTCATTGGAAACAAAATCTTTGATATCTGATACATTCATCTCGCCATCATATAGTTTTGTTACAGCTTTTCCAATACCTTTGTCAGCTTCTAAACCTAAAGACTCTAATGCGCTGTTCATAGCTTGCGCCTTGAATGCTTTATTCTCAGCTTTGAGTTTTTTAAACTCATCTCTAAGTTGTTTTATATTGTCATTAGATTCGACTGCTTCCTCTATTGCATCTTCAGTAGCTTGGTCTAATTTATTTTCTTCCATTATTTTCTCCATTTTCTCTAGCATATAAAATCCCATAACAATAATCGCTAGGTAATTAAAGGGATTGTTCGCAAGGGTTTACAAATGACAGATAACACACCTTGGGGATGTTATCGAAATGCGACCCTATTCTAAGGGGAACTCGCCACCCTATGATTTTAGTATAGCAGATTTAAGCCTCTGTCAAGCCTGTTACTGCACCATCTCTAGTACGTCTTGCACCTAACTGTGCTGCACTTTCTGATGCTTCTTGTGAAAGAATATTAGTAAATCTTTGTTGTGCCTCAGAATCACCGAATTGTCTTGCTTGTAAAAACTCTGATATTGTTGGTGCTTTTCTACCCTGAATATTAGCTGCTGTACTAAGCTGTCCTAATAAAGTTTCTGCTTGTCCAAATAGTTGAGCAGCTCGAGTTCCTGTCACACCTAATTGGTATAATCTCTCTGATTCTTGAAGTGTAATATCAAATGACCTTTCAGAAGCCTCTGCTCCAATCCTTGCAACACTTAATTGTCTATTTAATATTCTTTCTCCTACAGCAGGGTCAAGAGCTGATGCAAGTAAAGCTGAATCTGTCATATCAATGCCAAAGTTACTTGAGTAATATTGTCTTACATTCTCTGCTAATGGATTTGTTATAAATGCTTCTGTTGCTGCATTGATTCTAGCTTGTAGTTCTTTTGCTCCTACATCACCTTCAACCAATGCACCAAACATTTGCGCTTCTCTAAATACATCAGGATTTAATCCTGCCTCTATAAATGCTCTATCATAAGCATCTGTAAGAGCTGTATATTGTGCTTCAGAATATCTAACTCCTGCTTTTCCACCAGTCTCAGGGTCAGTTCTTGTGTTGCCAGGAAAGTATGTCTCATACTCATCTGAATCCCTAACTGCCTGTAATGCTAAATTTGCGTTTCCTGTTTCTGCCCATGTATCTGTATAAACTTGTAAAAGATTTCCTTTGCCTCTCATGTAAGGAACTAATTGTCCTGCTTGGTCTATTGTTGGTACAAAACCTTGTATATCTTGTGTGTCATCTTCTGTTGCTTGTCTATTTAAAATATCTTCTGTTTTATTCAAAAGGTTTGTATAAATATTAAAATAGTTTGGAGTATCTGTAGCCTCTATTTCATTACCAGTTGGTTCAGGTGTACCACCTCCAAATGCTGCTGCAAGAGGTTGCGGTGTTGCAGAATATCCTGCGTTTGCAATTAAATCGTTAGCAAACTCAACTGCGTCTTTATATTTTGTACCATCTGCTTTTGTTTGCGTTTGAGCATAAGCATCACTAAATGTTTCACCATTTGGTGTGTCTTGTCTCCATACTGTTACATCTGCCATTATGTTGCCATTAACCTTCTAATAGGTTGTCCAAACGAACTACCTATTGCTAATTGTAAATCTTGAATTGTCTTTTGTTTTCCTTGTTGTAATCCGTATTTACGTAAATCTTTTTGTTGTTCTGTCACACTTGTTTTATTAATTAACTCTTGAAAGAAACCTTCGTCCTCACCAAACTCATCAAGTCCTCCAGTAATTCTATCTGCTAGTTTTCTTGGTGCTGCTGATATTAGAGAATAGTTCAATCCTTTTTTATTAGGATATGTTGCATCAAATACTTCTTGTAATTGTCCCTCTAAGATTCTTGCACCATTTGGGTCTATTAATGATTGTGATATAGAACTAAATTCTTCACTTGACAAACTATCTAAATATCCTTTGCCCATAACTTTTGACACAATACTTTTAGCTTGTTGGTCAAACTGTTTTGTACCAGTAGTAATTTCTCCTACTTTACTTTTTATTTCAGGGTCAACTAAAGCAGCAAATTCAGGTGCAGCTAAATATCTAACTTGTTCTGTAAGATATGCTGTACTGTAATCACCTGTCAAATGTTTTTGATACAAGAAGTCAACAACATCTTCACTAACACCTTCAGGTGCATATGTTCTTAAAAGAGAAGCAAGTGTTACAGATGACTCTTGTTGTAATTGTCTAAGTGCTGCATTGTTGACAGGGTCCTCTCCATATGTTATAGCAGACCAATAATTCAGTTGTCTTTGTGAAAATTGATTTATATAATCTGATTCTGCTTTGTACTCTGCTTCTGATATAACTTGACCTGGTTCAAATAATTGTTCAATAAACATTGAAAGTAAAACATATTGTCCTGCATTATCTCCAGTTGTTTCTTTTTGTAAAATCCATGGTCTACTTTTTGCAGCTCTTTTTATTTTTTCTAAATAAGAATCAATAATATCTGCATCACCTTCTATTTCTTCGTATCCTCCTGAATCAAAAGACACAGCGAGTATTTTATCTAAAGCTGCAGCAGTTATACTTTCTGCTTTGTATTCATATTGTGGAATAGTTCCTGTTCCTGTATAAAGAACATAATGTGGCTCATCATCAATACCTAATCTATCAAGTGGTAATTCATACAATAAATAAAACTCATCACCAACTCTATAAATCAAATCAGGTTCAGGTCCATCAAAGTCACCAGGAGATTCATTTGGTGCAGAAGTAGTAGGTGCTGTTTGATTTTCAGCAATAAATTGTTCAAGCTCCTCTACTGTAGGAGCGCCTAAATTATCTTCCTCCATCACGTTCCTCTCTTCTTATATCTGTTTTTATTCTAGCTCCTTCTATTGAACCTGCTTGTTGTGGTACCTGTGACCTATATATTTCTTTTTGTTTTTGTAAATAGCTATAGATATGTGCAGTAAGAACATCTTTGATTTCTTCTTCTTGCTGACTTCTAGCTACATTTTGTGAAGGTACGCCTTGTTTTTGTTTTGCAGGAATATCATCAAAAGGTACGCCTTGTTTTTGTTTTGCAGGAATATCACCAGTTGTAATATCTTCTTGTAATGCTAAACCACTTAGTTGTAGAAAAGCATCGGTATAAGTTCCAATACCATTTATGACATCTCTTCTTTTTGCTTCATCATTATTACCTCTTGGTGGTATTTTATCTCCTGCAAGAAAAGGTTTTACATATGTTTTATATGCATTCCATAAATCAAGTGGGTCTTCTGTTCCAAAACTTTTTGGATTGTTTGCAATTCTATCTACATAGTGTGCTGTAAAAGATATATTAAAATCTAATTCTTTAAGTTTTCTTTCAAATGCTCCTTTTGATAGTGATGCCATATTTTCTTTTTCAAAAAATGATTCAAGCGTTTCATCAGGAGAGCCATCTTCTTTATAAAAGCTAGCTGAATTTATTTGAAACAAACCATAATCTTTTGATTTATTTGTATTTGTATTTACAGCAAGACTATTTAGATTTGATTCATAGTATGCTGTCATAACTAATGCAGGTATTAGTTTCTCATCTACACCTGCTTCTCGAAGTTTTGTAACTATTTCTTTTGTATCAACCTTCATGTTCCAAGACCGCCTAATACATTAAGTGAAGTATTAAATGCTCTTGACCTAGATTTCATTTCTCTTTCTTTCTCACCCTCTTGAAGTTCTGCTGCATATGCACCAATAGAATTAATTTTATTTTCAAATCTTTGATTTGCAAGTGATGTAATAAGTCCTTGTATAGCCTCAGGACTACTTATATCTCCTGGTCTAGCTGTGAATTGCTGTGGTGATTCTAAAGAGTAAACACCTTGAGGCAGACCACCTTTTAATCTGATTTCTTCCATTTTAAGAGATTCTATCTGAGCATCTTTTCTTGCCTCTTCTCTTTTGTTAAGCATTTCAAGAACAATGTTAGACGCTTCTTCTACAGCATCAGAATAATATCTACTCATCATAGCCCTTTCGCCAGTTCTTATTTTTCTATTAAGAATACCTTCTGCTGCTGTTTCTCCATACAAAGCAGCAAACTCAGGAAATAAATTTATAGATTCATCTATTGCTATACCTGTTAAATCTTGTCCTGCATCTTTTGCAACCTCTGACAAAAAGAAATCTCTTATATCTGAAGCTAATGCAGGTGCTTGACCTGAAGATGCAGTTTGTAATACGAAACTAGAATTTAAGGTTGTATTAGTTCTTCCTTGTTGATTATGCAAACTCATAGCTCGTGCTATTGCATTTTGTGTTTGTGGGTCAAGATTGCCTGCAGTAAAACTTCCTGGTGCTAAATATTCTGCTTCTACTAATGCGACTTGGACACTAATAAGTTCTTCAGGAGACATTCCATTAAAGAGTCCATATTCAAAACCATTCAAGTATAAAGGCACAGCTTCAGGACTTGTAGACGGTAATATTGTACCTGTATCTATTCCTAGAAATGGTAAAGAGCTTGGTGACAATCCATAAAGACCTACTCTGTCAAGAAGTTCATCATCAAATGCACCTTCTTGTAATTGCTCTTCAATATATGCTGCTTGTTGTTCTTGAATAGATAATGGTTTTTCTCCTGCAAGAATATTTGTATTTCTTAAAGTTTCAACATTTTGTATTCTGTCATCTCTTGTTTCAGCTTCAATGTAACTAGCAAAATCATTTTTGACAGCATCCTCAGGTTCTTCATCTTCTATTTCAAAACCTGCAGCTTCTTTAAAATCATCTCTAAAATTTTTACCAAAACCTTCAAATACTGTCAGCTTATTATTTTTAATGTTTTCAAGTGCTATAGCTTTGGCTATTCTTTCTTCAGGTGTAGCAGGTTGAAAGTCTTTTAAAAATATAGATAAAGCAGCTTTTAAGGCTTCTTGTCTTCCTAATCTTAATTCTTCTTGTCTATCAGATTCTTCAATAGCTTTTCTAAAAAGCTCTCCAAGAATTGTTCCTATACTTTTTTCCATTAAAATCCTGCTTGTCTATCTTCTGCGGGGTCTTCTCTAAGTTCTCTTGATAATATATTAACCCATAAATGGTAGAAATCAGGGTGTTCTTTCAATAAAACATCTTCTGCATATCTTCTTAAATATTCTCTTTGAGCAAACAAATCATCAGATTGTATAGTTATATTACTTCTAATATTTCTTTTACCCCAATCTATAACTTTATCATATGCTTCTAAATATTTTGCAAGCCCTTGACCTGAATCAGAACTAGCTAAAACAGAATTATTTTCCCATGTTCTTAGCTCTCTAAGTTGAGTTTCATAGTTTATTGTTCCTGGTAATCCTAAACTTTCCCTAAATCCTGGTAATGTCTCAATCAAATATATTTCTATTTCTTTAAGTATTTGTCTTCTTACAGTTGAGCTAACACCAAAATAGTTTGAATCATTTAACAAATCTCTTCTCTTTGCTTCATAAATAAATCTACCTTTTGCATTCATTATTTCTGCTGCTACCTGGTCTGTAGTAAGAGATACTCTATCTCCCTCTGTAAATGCTTTCCAATATGATGCAACATCAAACTCATCTAATGGATTGTCAGGATTGTGATAGTAAGCAGTATGTGGAGCATATTCATATACTTCTTTATTTTCTGCCATGTATGCAGAACCCTCTGCTGTATATGGAGTTCTTTTTACTGTTTTTGATTTTCTTTGTAATAATGCGAAAGGTTCAAATCCAAAAGTATTTATAAACTCTTTTGTTGCTTCAAAAGAATCGCCTTTGTATTTTCGTAACATTCCATAATACACATCAGTAAAGACAGAAAATCCAAACATTGCTGCTCCATCTTCTCCTGATGGAAAGTCTCTTATATCTAAAGATAATTCTTTTTGTATTTCATCTGTCAAAAATTCTTCAGGAACTTGTTTGTAATATCTAACTGTTCCTCCTGTAGGTGCAGCAAAAGCTAAACCTGCCTGTATGAGAGTAATTAATGTTGCAGTTTTTTCTGCTGATTTTACTGCTTGTCTTCTTTCTTCTGTTGTAGAAAACTTAGCCTGACCTGAAAGAACCCTTGCTTTTAATATATCAGAAGATACATTTGCAAATAATCTTCTATACTGTGGGTCTCCATCATCACCAAGTGTCAATACTTTTTTATACCATGTAGGCAAAGCAGCTTGCAAAGGTCCAACATTTGCAGGCTCTCCTAATGGAAATATAACTTTTTTAAGTGATTGAAACCTAGATGTATCAGGAAGATATGACGCAGGTAGTTGCACTACAGGACCAAATCCTGGTAAGACACTTTGTCCTATCAAGTTTAGCCCTGTAGTGTAACCAACTAAGTTTGCTCGTATTCCTGAATCTTCATCTACAATTTCATTACTTAAACCTTCTGAGAATGGAAAATTAAATACTTCTTCTCCTGTTACAGGGTCAGTTGTAAAGAATCCATTTTCTTGTGCTTTATTAACAAGTAACTCTGCTCTTCTTAATTTTTGTGGATTAGTTGCTACAAGTCGTCCCCATGTTCCTATAACTTCTTTATAAACTTCTGCGAATGGAAACATCAACCTTGTGGCATCTGCAAATTGTGAACGTTTATTTAATTGATAAAGAAGTCTTCTTGTTTCTTCTAAAGCAAATGCTTTTGCTATTTCATCTGCAGTTCTTTGACTTATCTTTAAATTATCATCAACAATAGATGTCACAGACTCTAATCTTTTAATATAATTTTTATCAAGGTTATTTTTCTTTGCTTGCTTAATAACAGTTTGCAAAGCATTTTCTGTAAGAGAAGGTGCCATTTTTTCTATCTTGTCAAAATAAAACTGTCTAAATGCAGGAGACCTTGACAATTTATTTGTTGGTGTAGAACCAAATATTCTAAATACAGATGAAACAACTTCATCGTATTTACTTAATAAACTTGAATCTATTTCTGTTTTAGATATTTTTACAAAGTTTGGTCTATTGAATGGAACGTTTTGATTATCCCAAGATTTTAATTTAGAACCTAAAGTTTGTTTTACATAATTGTATGCACCTTTAAAATCTTTTTCTAATGCTGTAAGATTTACATTTCTTCCTGCAACCTCTGCTTTACCTGTTGCAATCAAGTCAATAATTTCTTTATCACCTTCTTGTAATATTCTAAATCTTGGAACTAAATTTTGAAACTCACTTGGTATTGCTTCACCTGTTTTAATAATAAATTCTGTTCCATCAGGTCTTACAAAATATTTTTCATACTTACCTCCTGCAAGTCCATGTAATCTTGCTTGTAAAGATTCTAAGTATGCCCTTACACCTTCAGTTGATTCTGTAATTCTAGCTTTTTGAACATATGATGTTTCATCTGCTAATTCAACAAAATCATCAAGTAATGGTTTTAAATCACCTTTATAAGCTGCATTAACTAAATCATCAAGTGTCGCATATGTGCTTTTTGAATTTGTTATTGTCTGTGCAAGTTCTCTTATTAATACATCATTATGAAGTAAAGATAATTCTAAAACATATCCATCTAAATATTTTTTATTATTTCTTCCTATGACTTGAAAAACATTATCTCTTTTTGGTTGCAACCCACCTATTGAAACTGACTTACCTCTTGCCATCGCATTTTTAAAAGATATATCCATAAGAAACTCATTGCCAAGAATATCTTCCAATCCTCTTCTTTTTACTCCAGGAATCTTTGCTAAAACATTTTCTACTTTTCCAACATACTTTCCTGTAGATGGTGTTCCAATAACCCAAGCTAGATGTGATATAGGATGTGAAAATACACTTGTTAAATCAGCACCCCACATTCTTGCTTGTTCTTCTCCTACAACTCTTGTAGTCCATGCAGCTCTTAGAAGAATAAATGGCTTCCATAATGCTTGCATATATGTATCAGCAAGCTGTGTCAAAGCACCTTCTGTAATATTTTGTCCTGCTTCATCAACACCATAAAATAATTTTGATAAATTTTTAATTACAAAATTTGCATCTTCTGTTTGTGCTTTTGCAAAACTTTCTAATGTTAAATCTTTTCCTGTAAGTTTTCTACCTCCTATCAGTCTCCAAAATGCATTTCTAGTATTACCTGTTATTCTTGCTAAATCTCTTCCTCCAGGTAAAAATATATTCCCTCCAAAATATTCAGCAAAAATATGAGCAGTTGGTTGTATTTGTATTTTTCCATCAACAATAATATCTGATTTTGCACCTAAAAATATTTCAGGATTTCCCATTTCATCATGAAAATAATCTCTCATTTTAGAAGTATCTGCTTCAAACTTTTCAAAAGCTCTTCCTACATAATTATCTCCAAGCACTTCATCAACTTGTGGAAATACATCGTCATTTAAAAATTTAAAAACTTTAGAAACAATTCCATAACTAGGTATAGCTTCATTTGGATTTGCACCTTTACCTTTTACTTCTGCACTTATGTCTGTAAACTTTCTCAGTAAATCGTCTTGTATATCTGCATTAATACCAACACCATCCATAAATTGATTAAGTTGGTCGTAAGCCTCATCAAGATTTTTTACATTTAGATTGACTGGTGGTAAGTCACCCATCATTTTAAGAACTGGTGTATCTTCCCATCTTTTTCTTAATACTGCTTTGAATCCAAAAGGTGATAACCCTGTCCCACCATCAAATGCTTTTGCTAATGTCGTTGAAAACTTTCCATTGAACAATGCAGATGTTGGGTCAAGTCTTTCTGTAATAGTTGTGCCTATCTCTCTTCTAAATAAATTTGCTACTTCTTCTGCTGTATTAGCATCAGCAATTTCTCTATAAAATTCATGAGGTATAGCATCAGAGTTTTTTCTAAACATATTTGTTATATTTTTTATATTATTTTCTTTTGCCATAGCTTCAGCAATATCTTTACCAGGACCACGTAAAAAATAATCATCGGCTGTTGGTTGATGCACTGTTTTTCTAATAGCTTTATCAATCAAACCAACTCCTTCAAGTGATTCACCAGTCTTAAATGTTTTTTTAATCTTTCCTGCTTTTGCAATTCCTCCACCAATAAAATTTAATGGGTCTAATCCAACTGTTGCTGCAAAGTCTATAGCACCTGACATTGTATTAAATCCTTTGGTACCAGGTTCAAATACATTTACTGCTGCAACTGTTCCAGGTGAAATAATATATCCATCTCTTTGCAGTTCTCTTGTAACATCAGCTCTTTCTTCAATAGTTATAGGTGTACCAAGTTGTTCATTTATTATTTGCCTTGCAGAATTAATTACATCTTCATCATCGGTAGAATCAACAATAGCTTGAAATATATCAAGATTTTCTGCTGTATTTGAGTTTCCAAAATATCCTGCACCTAAATTGACAGGTCTTCCTTCTTTTAACTCATTGATTGCTCTTTTAAAAACAGTGGGTCCTAGTTCTTCTTTATTTCTTTTGTATGATTGATAAAAAGATTCTTGACCTTCATCTCTTGTAAATGGGTCTGTCAAATATCCAAGCAAAGGTCCTGCATATGCAAGAATAGGATTTAAACCTCTTTCTTCAAATGATTCTGCTGCAGCTTGAAAAGGTCTTTTGATAACAGCTTCTGCTAACGAATCTGCACCAACAAAAGCAGTTCTCACAAAACCTCTTGCTGCGTCTCTTAATCTTTTACCTAATTTTCCTTGTTGTTCCAAATATGAGTCAACCACAGTTTTAATTTCAGGAGCTTGTAATGATAACTCTTTAAGACCTGCAGCTATGATTCCTCCGCTTGGCATGAAGCCACCATATTGTGATGAAAGATTAGCTACAGAAAAACCTTGTGATTGATTGATTTGATTTTTTAAAATCTGTGTTTGTTTTTTTTCTTCCTCAAAATTATTTATTTGACGAAGTTCATCATCAGGGTCTACCCAGTATTGTGAAAATCTGACCATGTAAACTCCTTAGTTGTATCTACCAGTTGCAGCTTGTTGTTTATCTAACTCACTTTGTACTAATGCAAGGGTATCAACATCAGGATATGCATAATATAAAGCTCTAAGTGTTGCAAGTTTATCAACTGCAACATCTCTTTCTAACTGAGCTGAATCTTCTAATGCACTTATGTTTGGTCTCTCTGTTGGTCTTGCTAATGGTACAACATCGTTATTTTGTGCTATCTCCCTATCTACCTGTTCAACCTGAGGAACATCAACTGGTTCTGCTTGAGCAACAGGAAATGTTCTTACTAACTCTTGGTTTCTTGCTTTTTGCAAATCTTCCCCACCACCAACTAAATCAGATGGTGATATTTGGTCTTTACCTGGGTCATAATTTAATCTGTCTCTATTACGTGTCATAATCCTCCCTTATAATAACTAAGTCAATTCTTACTCCAGGAAACTTTGCTAATGTAATTGCTTCCATAGAAACTGAATTAGCTTCATCATCAATATTGTCAAATATGTAATTTTGATATTCAGGATATTCAGTCAGAATAATATCTAAAAATCTTTCGTTAGTATAATCATCCACTTTGACCTGCAGCAATCTGTGCAAATACATCTTGAATGTTTGTTGGACCTTGTCCTGGTATAGCACCCTGTTGAGCCTGAGCAACTTGTTGTTGCTGTTGTTGTTGTGCTTCTTCTGCAAAGAATGATTCAAGAATATCATCTATCTTATTTGGATTTCTATAAATTTCACTTATTGCAGATATAGCTTGTGAGTCACCTTGTTGTGACCTTGCTAATAAAGATTCAAATAAAACTCTTTCTGCTCTTTCTTTTGTAATACGGTCATTTATCTTTGTGAGGTCTTGTAGTCCATCCATTTCTTCTTGCATTGTTTGTCTATCAATAATTCCTGCTTGCAGTAACTGTAAACCTGTAATAATTTTTTGTGGTTCATCAAAACCTGCCATAGTTCCATAAACTCTTGTAGTCTTATAGTTTTTATTTATATCTGTTCCAGGTGTGTAGTTTTCTGAAAAAGCAGCTCCACGAATATAACCTGATAATGGTTTTCTTGTTTTGTTAAATAAAAGTTCATCTAATTCTAATCTTTTGTAATCAACTTCTTCTAATGCTTTTGAAAGAACAGATTGATATTCTCTAACCATAAGTGATACACCGCTTTGAAGTTCTTCTAATCCTCTACCTGTAACAAAAGAGTTAGGAGATATAGCATCATCTTGAACTGGATATCCTGCAACAACACGTAAATGTCTTTCTATTCTTCCTACTTGTTCAAATAACTGATAAGGAAGATTGTTTACTGGTTTTACAACTTGTGAACCAGGAGTCAAATAGTTTACTGCAAATCTACCTTTTCTATATTGTCCTGATTCTATTTCTCCTACAACGTTTGTCTCTGTAAACACTGCATCTTCCATAGCTATAACAGACATAATATTTATTTTTGCCATTGCAGCCATCAAACCTATTGTTTGGTCAAATTGTCCTTGGAGTTGGTCAAATGAATATCTTTTAGCTACAACAAAAGCAGGTCCTGATTTCAGTGGATTTGGAACAAAATCTACAATCTTACCTGAACCTATATGTACAATGTATGTACCTTCAAGATTCATGTATTCAATAATGTTCCCTCCTGAATCATTTGAGTTTTCCCATGAACCATCTTCATAATCTTGGTATGCATAAGTTGTATATGCTTTTATAGATTCTTTGCTTTTATTAGCCTCAGGGTCATCGTAGTATGCTTTTAGTTCAGGATACAATGTAACTAATTCATTTACAGGAACTTTACGTACTGTAACAAGTTCTTCAGGCATTTGATTTGCACCATAGTATCCTGGGTAACAATCATAAGGGTCTCTGAGTTCTGCACATGGATATGTATTTCCGTCAGCATCTTGTTTTGTTGTAATAATAAATACTGCAAAACCATAACCAGGTAACCATCTTGCTACTTGTGGTAATTGTCCTTTAAGATTTTGCATTGAATCAAAAGAAGTAATAATTCTTTCAAGTTTTTCTTTCTTTCTTTTAGACCTTTCTGAATCTCTTGGATTTGTTAAATCAACTCTAAGATTAGGAACACGACCTAATTTTTGTGCCAGTCTGTCTAAACCTGACATAAGTAAGTTTGGAGCAGGTAATAAAGATTCGTCCATCATTTCTAATGATGTTCCTAACAAAGCACGTATTCCGTCAGCTCCACCATTCATAATTGACCTAAATCTAGCTCTATCTACAAGAGCGTTTTTATGCATGTTGCGTAGTGTTACGGCTCTATCTACTATATCGTTTACTAACATTTATCTCCAAGGGACATCGTTCCAGGATGTCACGTCAAACCCATCAAAAGATGGTTTATATTCTACCATCATATCATCAAAACGAGCAGTTTGTAACCTTCTAATAACTTTCATAGGAAACCAAGATGCCATGACAATATCTGATTTATATGCTCTTCCTTTGCTTGCAAAGAATGTAAGTTGCTTTCTGTACAAATCTGACTTCACTTTTGCATTTATAGACTTGTATGGCAATATAATTCTTTGGTCTTCAAACAAACTTGTCATAGCTGTAACACCAAACTTAGAATCCCATTTATTTTTAGATTGTGTTTGATGTCCTTCATGTATGATTCCATTAGTTGCACAATATTGTTTTAGTTCTGTATCTTGTCTGATAGCTCTTTGAAATGCATTTTCTTCTATAACCCAGTGATAACAGCCATACATCTCATTCCATTCTTTAATTATACGTAATGCTTCTTTGATACCGCCACCTTTGTTGTTTTCTAAATCAATCATTTGCATCTTGATTGTTTCTGTATCATAGATTGCCCATAAGAAAGCAGCTTGATAACCTGTAGCAGCAGGGTCTAATCCTGCAACTAAGTATGCAGATTCTGTTAGTTCACCAATATCAAGTGATGTGTCATAACATTTCTGTATTGATTCAGGATTAAATATAGATTGACCTTTTGGCATTGCTCTATTGAGATACACCATTTCATAAACATGTACACCACCTGTAGTTGCAGATGCTTCTTTTTGTTGATATAACCATTTGTAGTCACGTTTTTCATTCCATAACATACAATCCTCATGTAATTCAAAATTATCAGGGTCTTCAACACAACTATCAGAATGTGCTTGTTCTACTATATTCTCCCATGCATTGTTGTCTAACAAAGAATTATATAAATCATCTGCATGTTGTCTTGAACCAATAACTACAACTGATGTATGTGACTCAACTCGTGATGATAATGTTGTTGTCCACCACCTTTTAGTAGCTGCTCTACCTGATGGTTGTGCTGTAGAACCAAAGTCTTCAATGTCATCTGCAATAATCAAATCACAGTCTCTTGATAAAATTTTGCCGCCTTTACCTACAGCGACCATTGTGGGTGATTTTATACCTGTAACTGTCCTTGTAGATACAGAAAATGCAGTTTGTGACCAGTTTTTACCTGACCTACTCTTTGGTCTAAAGGTTACTCCAGGTCCACAAAAATCTTCTATTAGTTGTTGATTACTGTCTAAATGTTCAAGAACTGAACCAACAGCATTTTTCGCAATATCTTCGTTTCCTCCAACCCACATTATCCTTACATTTGGATTTTTACATATCTGCCATATAGCAAAATGTATAAGTAGTTCTGTCTTGCCATGACGTGGAGGACTAAGAATCATAAGGTTTCCACCTTCGTCTATGTTCTTTTGTATAGACATGACCCATTTATCTTGAAAATCAGGTGTTTCATACTTGACACCTTGTTCTGTTTTAAAATATCTATCTCTAAACTTTTTAAAACTCTTTAGAGACTTTATAGCTTCTTTAGGTGTTGTCCAGTCTTCTCTTCTTGTTTTTGTTTCTTCGTCTTCAATATATGCTGAATACATACGAGATACTTGTGCAGAACTAATTTTGAATATATCTGCTACTTCTTTTGCTGTAATATCACCTAAAAGCATTTCTCCTGCATAACCTTCTTCAACAAACTTATCAAAGTATGCACCTTTTCTTGAGGTTGAGTTTTGTATTATCTTGTTTGGTTTGATATCAACATTTTCTTTGCCATGCATAGCAATTTGATTTTGTACATATCTTTTGTGCTTATCTGAACAATATCTTCTTTGTCTACCTTTGAGAATAGTTTTGCATGTAGGATGTACACAAACTAAATTTTTTTCTACCACTTTACTCTGTTTGCCCAGTAAGCAGCAGACATTTTACCTTTTGCAATATTTTTTCTGTGTCTAGCCTGAAAAGATTTTCTTTTGGCTTTTGACTTAGGGTCTTGTTTCTTACCTGCAGTCTTTGCACCTTGTTGTCCAAATCTAATTAATTTAAGATTATGTCCTTCTTGTGCCAAAACTATGTGTGATTTTGTAGGATGCTTTGGAGTTCTCTTTGGTTTGTTTACTCCTGATAAATTATGTTTCTTTAATAAATTTTTTTTTCTTGCTGTGTTGTGTGGCATACTATCTCTTTTCTACAACTTTCCATCCAACATAATTAACAAGCACTATTATTCCTATAACAAAAAATGTATCTATCATTTTTTTATTTTCTTAATCTTTCCGTTCTTTGTTCTTGCAAACTTATGTGTCTTAGTTTCTCGTATAAGAGTTCCATAGTATCGTTTACCACCAAACATCCAACTAACTTGTTTAGCCATTATTGTTTTGGTTTACGACTACTAGTAGCACGTAACTTCTTAAAGTCTGCTCCAGTAATTTTATCAAAAGGTGGTGCAACTGCTGCTATCTTTTTTTGAGCTGCTGAATATTCTCCATTTCCCTTTGGCATTATTTACCTACTTTCTTCTGTGCGTTCACATGAGCTTTGTTAAAACTTGCTCCTCTTCTCATACTATTATACATATACTGCATGTGTTTTTTAGTATGATGTTTAGAATGTTTTTTCATAGCATTTTGCTGTGATTTAGTAAGTTTTGAAATATCAACACCTTTGACTTTCATCGTTTCTTCTTTCTCTTCTTAGTAGCCCTAGATTTCTGAACAGCCTTTAAATCTATATATCTACCTTCCTTATATGCCTTAGCTGTACGTTTTATCTCGGCAGCAACTTTAGATTTAGGATTCTTTTTGTTCTGTAGATATTTAGCAGGTACACCTTTCTCATATCTGACTTTTCTTCTACTTCTTCTTTTTTGCACGACTTCCTCGTTTTATGTCATTATCTTGAGAATGACCACCCCTAATAAAACTATTAACTCTCCCCATAGCCCAAGCAGCCATGGAAGCTGACCTAGAACCTGATGATAAATATGCTCCCTGTCCACGTCTATATACTCTTGCAAGTTGTCCATATGTATATTTTGAATTAGCAGCTTTCTTACGTAAGGTTGCCTGAGTCTTTGCACTCAAAGGCTTTCTTTTCGGTTTACTCTTTTTCTTTGCCACTATTCCTCCTCCTTTAATGAATTTTTTAAATTAACCATTAGTTGCATGTTTTCATTATAGTCAGCAACAAATTTTTCTATCAACGCATCTATCTTAGAAACGTTGTGTTTCTTGTTAATTAATGGTGAGCCACATGCTTCAGACATTTCTATAGCCCATGCTTTTAAATCTTCAGGTTTCTTAAAAATGTTTGGTTGATTCTTTATGGACACGTCCACCTCCTCATAATGTCTTTTGACATAACTCAAGTTACATCCTTTTCTTTTTTTTCTTCATGCTTTTTTTCATTCCGTAATGTTTTGGCATTAAGTCTCCCTCCGTATCTCTTGTTGTACTCTGTACAACCAAGATTACCACAGAATCTGTATCCACCTTTTATTTTAAATGGATTATGACATGACTTGCATGCCGTCACTTTTCTCATGTATTTTTATTCTACATGGTTATTGCTTCCGTATTTACAATTACAAATACTTACATTTGTGTATCCGTTACTATGTAAAAAACTTCTACAATTATAATTTTTAGATAAATCTAATTCATCATCTAAATCATCTAATAATACTTCATCTGTATACATCAATCATCTCCTGGAAAGTTTGGATTGCCTCTGTACTCTTCAATACTTTTTCCGTATAAATCTAACATAGTAAGATAAACTTTTTCTGATACTATCAAACCTTTTTTGATAAACCATTTGTAAGGTGCAGTAAAAATTTTATTTTCTAATTGTTTAAGTTTCTGCCACATCTTCTAATACCTTATCTACTAGATTCATGTTTACAAATATTTCATGTACGAGCGTAGTGTCAAGCATATCACGTATGGGTACCAGAAGAGAACGCGAAAAAAATTTTTTGTTTTCTGTCTTGACTTTCTTGTATTTATCACTCATCAACCAGTCAACAATATAAGGATTTAATTTATCAGGTTCCCAGTAATAAATTACATTTGTTGGGTGTTGCCAGTAGAACATATAGTCAGGATATGTTTTCATCTGACATCCTATAGTTTTGAATCCTGTACGGTATTCAATCATGTACTCAAGTGCAAAGTTGTTTGTATCTTTCATCTGTGTATCTGTCTTTACTTCTACATACTTGTAATTTAATTCATTGTTCATTACAAAAAGGTCTGCACCTTTTATCTGTTCTTCTAGTTTTGTTTCTCTAGTGATGTAGATACGTTTATCGTCAGCAGTTCGTTGAGCATTGTAATATGCTCTAATTAAATTTTCTCCTAGTTTCCCTACGTTGTAATCTGTATGGAAATCATGTATAGTTCCCATTAGATGAAATAATAACCACATTATTTTTATACTTGTGTTATTCTTTAATCAACAAACACAATGTTGAGATTGGTTACAGGTAAAGCGGGTATCGGGCGCACGAAAGCTGCTTACTATCGAGAGATAGGATAGGGATTACCTCAAGAGCAGTACCCGAGGACCACATCATCAATTTTGTAAAGCCGACCACTATATATGCCCGCGCGCGCACGAAAGAACATAAACAACATCGCCAATAAAGAAAAGAGATTTTTTAACATAAATACTAGCCACTATATCTAGTATATGATAAAATACTACTAGAGCTAGTATGTCTCAACAGTAACACTATATATAGTATACAACTATATTTAAACCCTAATGTAACCTGTAGCTAGCTCTATTTATACAAGAATTACCATTAATATTCCTAGTACTTACAGTACATATACACGGTGTGCCACATTAAACCTAGGTCATGCGCACGCGACTATGTAACATCACCGTATACACAATATATAGTATGTATTAGTATAGTTATGCACACATATGAGCGTTACCACACATATACGTAATACAGGTATTTATTTTATTTACAAACACACCCCCCTGTATTTACATCACAAACTTTTATACAATCTACACTATTCATTACATCAAGACTTAAGAACTTATACCAAAATATTTCGTCACTACGCTCCACGTATTCGCTAGGCTCCTCAATATATTTATATTCGTTCTAATAGATATATCTTTCAGAAATATATCTACCGTCTTTCAGTAATTCATAGATATAATTTATTATTCAGTCGTGCCGACTAGGTACAAGCCTAGTCGCTCTTTCCGTGCCGAACGAGTACGCACTATTCATCGAATAAATTATCTATGTAGAAATACATAATATAAATACATATCTCTACTAGAGTACGAGATATGTACAAGCGTACATACATGAATGAAAGGTGGTATACAATGCCAAAGTATCCAACAGGTACATACATACCTGAGACTCCAGTAGGGACAAGAAGTCCACTTACAAAAGTAAAAGGACTAGAACACTGTTCTATACAAACCTACATGAGACAAACTAAAAATGCAGATGGTGTCTACAAGAGACGTTACAACGTCTTCTTGATAGATACAGAGCAAAACAAAGCTACTCCTCTCTACGAGTGGGACGCTATGTGGCGCAGTGCAACTCCCGATGTAATCAAGAATCTCATCTTGCAGAGACAAGAAGAGCTAAAGGTTACTAGCTCGGGAAAAGTCAAAGGCTCTCTGACTTCAAAGAAAATCAAACTAATGAACAACTCATTAGAGAAATACTTGAGTTAGCAGAGCAAGAACTCATAGAACTAGAACTAAACTGTGCTACACAGTCAAGCGATATGCACATCTTAGATGTTATGAACGGTCTACAAGATTGTATCTGTTCTGAAAA